GCTTATTGGATGAGTCCCAACGGTTTCTTTTTATATGATGGTACGGTTAAAACACTACCTTGCTCTGTAGAGGATTATGTATTTGATCAATTAGACATTACAAAAGGTCAACAAGTAAACGCTGGATTAAATAATTTATTTGGTGAAGTGACTTGGTATTATCCTACCACTTCATCAACATACAATGATCAGTATGTAATCTATAATTATGGTGAAAGCAGACAATTACCTATTTGGTATATAGGAACAGAAGCAAGAACAAGTTGGATAGACGGAACAATTTATCCAAAACCTTTTGGAACTAAGTTTGATTCTACTGCAGAGGGCACTTTTCCTGCAATAGTTGGTGTATCGGGATTAGGACAGACCACATTGTTTGAACATGAGATAGGCACAGATCAAATTAATCCTGATGGAACAACTACAACAGTAACATCAAACATAACATCGTTTGATTTTGATTTAGATATAGAGGGCACATCAGGCCAGTTCTTTTTATTTATGCGAAGAATATTACCAGACTTTAAAAATCTTGTGGGTAATGCTAAGATAACTATGTCAGTAAAAAGGTTTCCACAACAAACCGATACTGCAACCACGTTAAGTCCTTTTACGATTACATCATCAACAAATAAAGTTGATACTAGAACAAGAGGACGTTACGCAAACATTAAAATAGAAAACGATAGTGCTAGTGAATCTTGGAGATTTGGCACACTAACACTAGACTTACAATTGGACGGTAGAAGATAATGGCAATAAATATAGGAGATGCTTTTTCATATTTAGATGTACCACAAGAAGGTATTGGTCGTATACAATTACCAGCTGTAAAACCATTTTTGCCAGGCTACGATCAAGAAATGAATATTGATGACAGTGGTAGAATAACATTTAAAAATTATTTACAAGAGCTTAGAGATAAAGCTGGAGAAGGTATTGGAACTCTTGCAGACAAAGGTATGTCTTTATTTGATGATAGTAGGAGATCTAATTTAATTAGAGCAGGATTAGGTTCAGTGTTGTTTGGGCTCAACCCTCTTACAGCTATTCTTGGAGCTGTTGTTGGAGCAAAAACTCCTAGAGCATTTGACTACTTTAAACAACAAGAAGATAGACGAGCTGAAGAAGAAGCTAAACGATTAAGACAGATAGACTTAGAAGAAAAAAGAAGACTAGCTTCACGAATTAGAAGCGGAGGAGGCACTATCGACTCTGGAAGTGACGGAGGATATGGTGGAACAGGCGGTGAAGGTCCAAGCGCAGTAGGTTCTTCTGGAATGTTGGGTGGAGGAGTATAATGGCAAAGATAGTAGTAAGATTACCAGAACCAAAACAAGAGTATGACATCTCTAACCAAAAACAAATTAACAGAGCTTTAACTACGGTTGTAGAACAACTTAATTCAACGTTTCTGGAAACAGAAAAAGAGGAGCAACAAAGATTTAATTTCTTTTTATCGTAATGGCAAATGTTTATAAAAATATACAAGCAACAATTAGTTCAGCTGGGTCAGATGTAAGTATGTATACCTCTCCAACAGCTACGACATCTATTGTAAAGACCATAAGATTATTTAATACACATGGTTCTGCTTTGACTGTTACGACTAAAGTTAGAGACAGTTCTGCTAGCACTGACTTTGAGTTTAGCACAAACGTAGTAAATGCTAGTGATAG